AGTTTCTTCCATGAAGTCAACCAACTTCTGAATATTTTCAGGTAAAGGCTTACCAGTAGCCTCGGCCTCAGCAGCAGCTTCTTCAGCCTGCTCTATAACCTCTTCTACTTCTTCAGTTACTTCTTCAACAACTGGTGCTTCTACTTCCTCTGCAACCTCTTCGGCTACAGGCTCAATCACTTCTTCCTCTACGGTTTCTTCAACTGGTTGACTTAAGTCTATTTTAATTACCGAATCGTCTCCAGCACTTTCAAATTTACTTTCGTCAACAGTTTTTACTGTCTCTTCGACTTGTGGTGTCTCTTCAACTTGTTGAGTCTCCTCGTTATTCTCTAATTCTTCTTGCATAATATAATATAATAATAGTTAATAAATTTTATCTAGGATCAAAACCACCTAAATCAAAACCTCCACTCATAGTATCATTACCTGCTGACTCAAAGTTTTTAGGTGCTTTTCCACTCTTTCTTTGATCTATAAGCTCTGATTGTTGTGTTGCTTGTATTTTAGTTCTCTCGTCCTTGCGATCTTCTTTTTCTTTTTCTTTTGACTTCGTGTTGTCCGTATCAGCAGATCTTAACTGCATGTTATACTGGAACTCTATCTCCATCAGCTCTTTCTTAGCAGCAAGCTCTTGTTGCATCTTCTGCATTTCTAGCTGATTTTTCATTTGCTCTAATTGCATCTTACCTTGGTTCAAAGACTGATCTTTCTGAACTTCAAGCTGAGCAGCTGCTTGAGCGGCTTGAGTGTTAGACTGCGTTTGAGCTTGAATATTCTCTAGCTGTGTAGCTCTGTCTTTTTGCTCTTTTTTCTTTCTTCTTATTTTCAATAGCTGATTAGCCATTTTTAAGTTCCTTATTTCTCTAAGGTCTATAGCATCTTCAAGGTCTATACTTTTTTGCTGAAGTGCCATTTGTATATTGTTTTCTAGTATTTGTTTTTGCTCATCATCTGGAGCAAGCTCAATGAATATACCAAAATCGTACAAGTGCAGCTCTGACATTTCTTCTAGCGTAGCTACGTTGTGAGCGCCTATAGCTTGTATAAACGCATTTTTAGTAGGAGAATACTCTAGCACATCAGATATTCTTAGTGATAAGCACTCTGCTAGGTCAGCGGTTAAAAATAAACCAGCCTGTAATATATGCCTTGTAGCCGTATTACTATTAGCCGCGGCCAGCTTCTGAACACCTACTAAAGCGTTTTTATCAGGAGTACTACCATCTCTAGCTTCATTAAGCCCAGTAGTATCTCTAATCATCTGCATGTAATAGTTGTACGTTCCAATTAAACTCTGCATCTTAGCTCCACCGGATCCACTTGATATTTCTTGAATAGGTACTTTACCAGGGTTCATATCGCCATCAGAAGTAAATGATCTACCTATAACAGAACCTGTTTGGAAGAACATATTTAAAGCTTCTTGTGGATTATAGTTTGTTCCGTTACCCAAGTCTATTTCAGCTAAGCCATCAGCATCAAGGTAAACTCCGTCTGGAACTAGCCTAGACATTACTTGCTGTAGCTTTAAGTGTGTAAGCTGTATCATATCAGCAAAACCTGTTATACGTTTAACTAGCGACTCTATCTTGCCGTTATACATTCTAGGAGCAACAATAGAGTAAGGCATCTTAACTTTAGTAAAGTCACTCTTTGGCCTCATCATGTTTTTAGCCATTTGCCACTTTATAAGCTTGTTTGTACCTAGTATCATAGCTCCTTCGTACAAGCACTCTATAGATCTTTGTAACTTAGAATAATCCATGACATCAGTTGGAGGATTAAACGTATCGTCTTTTTCTATTAATTTTTCAGCTCCACTCCCAGTCTCTTTAACCTTATAAACCTCGTTCATGTAAGTTTTATAATTGAAATATAAAATTTGAACTTTGTTTTGATCTTCTTTATCTGTAGAGTATCTACTGTTATTGTTGTTCTTATTGTAAGAAGAGCTAGACCTTATTTCTTCTAAATCTTCCTGATTTAAGTGAGGAAACTGTTTTGCTAGCTCGTTTATAGGTATTGACTTAACTTCACCCACGTAGTAGCAATCCTCAAAGTAAGGAGAGTCTGTATATGAGTATACTAAGTTAGCAGGGTCAACGTAGTCTATTGTTATCCCTTCTGAAGTTGTGAAAGAGTTTTTTATGGCCGCAATACCAAGTACTGCTAAGTCGTAGTAAAATCTTTTTTTAGTAAGCTCGTATCTGTTTCCATCCATTAAGACGTTTAAAGCTTGCTCTTCGGCTAATTCTACAGCTTGCTTGTAGTTCAGCTGCATGTGAAGTTGTAGTTCTTCCATTGTTTGAGGAAGTATCTCTTCACCACTTTCTTTCAAGTCAATACCAAAGTCTTTAGCAATAGTATCATTAAAGTCTTTAAAGTCCATGTCAGACATAATGTTCTCCATGTACTCTGTTCTTTTGTCTACTCCGTTTTGAGATTGGGAATAAGCTTTTATGTCGTACGTTCTCTCAGCAATGCCATTAACTACTATGTCTACAAATTTTGGTATAATAGGTACTGGGCTCCAGTCTAAATTTAAGTAAGATAAATCTCCGTTAATAGATAGCTCATCTTTGTATTTTTGAATAGACTGCTCGCCTCTAGCATACAATCTAAGCCTGTGGAAGTCGTTAGAGTTGTTTCTATACTTGTTAGACATTCTATCAGAATTAAACCACTCTTGCTCTATAGCTTTACCAACCTTTAAGCCGTAGTCGTAGCTAAGCTTTTCAGCATCGCTTACAGTTTGACTTGGAAAATAACTTTTTATAACAGACTCTGCCATACTTTTATTTTATTATTTTAGATGCACCACCAGTATTTGTGTACCGTGATATGTTTATGTTTAATGCTGGTTTTTTAACGTCGGCGTGTGGTCTATATAAATGTCTATTGCAAGCCATAATAGCTAGCCCTGAGCTTATCGCTGCATCAAACTTTGTACGTTTATTAATATCAAACCTACTCCACTCATTCAGCGTTTGGTTAAAGTACACGTTACCATAGTTGCCATCACCTAAGTGGCCAACGTGGCTTTGTATGTACATCTCTATAGCAGCAGCGTGAGCTTGCTTTATGTCTTCACTAGAGTTTGGTATACCACCAACTTCTTTTTCTGCAACAGATAGCTTGTTCCAAACCTTGTCAGGTCTGTTCATACTGAAACCTCTATATCCTCTACGCTTTAAATAGTAAAGTAATCTAGGCTTATTATTCTCTGCTAGTATTGGCATACCGTAAAATACTAATGCCATCAATACGTCTTCAAAGAATATCTCAGCGGTCTGTGGTCTTGCAATGTATTCTAAGAACATGTGATTAGGTGGTGCATCTTCCATGCTAAACTTTGTCAGCCCGTGCAAAGCACCTTTAGATCCTCTACCATCAACTGTACCACTAATATCGTAGCTATCACATCCAAACGCACCTACGTGTTCATTCCCTGGATATTTAACCCCGTTCTTTGTTATTATTTTATTCTGAAGGTGGTGAGGTGGCGTCCAACTGATGTTGAACCTTCCTTTTGGATCAGGATAGAAAACTACCTTAGAATCCTTAATGCCATTCTCCCATTGAAAATTACCCGTGTTAACCACAGAGCTGTTTCTCATTCCTTCATTATAATCTATTTGTTCGTATATTTTAACTAAGTTAAATATACTGTTGTTTGCTTCGTCTCTAAAAGCGTGTTCCGTTGTTCTAGGAAACTGACGGTAAAATTCATTTAAACCATCTTGATCTCCTTTTAATCCTTCAGCTTCATTTTCCCAGTGTTCTACTATACCAATATCAATTACTTCACCATCTGGCCCAAGCACCTCGTCATCTGGAGTTTCAAATACTGGTTGACCATAATGATCAATAAACCCTTCGTAGTTCCACTCCATTGGTATGAACAAGGAATATAAGCCAGACTTTGTTTGTCCGTTTTTATTCCTGCTAGTAACATCTGAATCATTGTAAAGCTTTTTAAAGTTTTCACCACCCTTGTCTAAAGAGTTAGATGTTGAACCCATCATGCATTTTCCTATAATCCTACTACCTAGTCTTAAACAGGTTTTTGTAACCCGCCAGTTGTTGAGTATGTTATCTGGTCGTTCCCATTTACCACTCTCATCGTGTACTAGTAGTGCTAGCTTTTCACCATCATAACTGTTGTCACCTGTGTTCTTCCAGTCAATTGTGGTATCAAGACCTTTTATCTCTTCTAGTTTTTCGTTAACCTCTATTTTCTTACGAGTAAACTTACTCGCTGGCACACGATACGCTAGCTCAGACTTCGGTCTGTCCATACCATCTTGTATTGGTTTGAAAAAGAAAGGATAGTTTATTGATATAGGTACAACCTTATCGGTAAACATTTTCTTGGCATCAGCACCACTTTTCGATAGTATTCCATATCTACTATCACTTGATATTGTAGCTAAGTTAACCGTCTCAGCTGAGCTCATAAAAGAAAAACCAGAACGTCTATTCTTAAGATAACACATACCATAGCAGCGTTTATCAGCCTTACAAGCTTCCCAAAATATAAAGAATAATCTATTTGCTTCACGAAAGTCTGGTGCACCAACATCAATCTTACTCCACTGCAAATACATGTAGTGTGTACCTGTTATGTACGTAGGCGTTCCATTATTATTAAACCAAAAACCACCGCTACGCCTATCGAACTCTCCGTCGATGTAGTCGTGCCATTGTTCTTTTTGATCTTCTGGATACGCTTTCCAGTCAAATATTGTTTTAATCTTTTTAAGTACATCAGGTTTTTCAAGTTGCTTCCATTTTTTATCTTCGTTGCTATACACATCCTTAGGCGGCTTAGGCAAAGCTATACGTAGATTTTGTATTTCGTATATTTCACCAATCTGGCCATTGCTAGAAAGTACTATAACGTCGTGCTCTTTGTTATAGCCGTACTTCCACTTCTTGCCTTTGTTAAGTCTACTTATTGTAGTCTTTTTTATTGGCTCTACTATTTTGTATAAAGTTTGCTCGTACATTACTTAGATCTACCTTCGGCAAAGCCCTTAAAAACCTTCTCTTTTTTTTCTTCAGGAGACTTACCATCAAGCAAATTTTGTTCTTCTTGAATACGATTAAGTATCTCAAAGGCGTCAAAGATAGCGAGCTTCTTTGTAGCAGCAGCGTTCTTAAGTCTATCGGCAGTAATGTCATCATCACCATCAACAATAGCTTCTTTTGCAACTTTGATGAGTTCTTCAACGGCTTTATGTCCAGCTTGGATTATACTCTTCTTCGTTTCCTTGATATTCATATTTAATTGTAATAAAATTAGATAACACTCTATATAGTCTTTCACCATCAACAACAAACTCATACTCGCTACTCGGTCTAAAGCCAACTAAGTCGCCAACATCTACGGTTCCATCAGAGTACTTAACAATGCCTACTAAAGGTTTTTCTGATTCTGTGTTAAATCGATCAACAGCTTTTATAGGTTTGACAAAGCAATAGCCTTTTGGAGCTTGCCACTTATCCTTATTCTTGTATAAAAATATTTGATCTGTAGATATTAGATATGTGTCTTCGTTAAAGTAGGCCTTACTGTTTCTTTCTCTACCTTTAACATCGTGCCAACGTCTAAACACATTGTGATGCACCACGACCTCGTCGCCAGGCTTTATATCAGTTTCACCTATTGTAGGTATAGATATAACTTTAGCCGTACGATTCACGTGTTGATGGTTGAACACTTCTGTGTTTATTATTAACTCAGAGTCACCTACTTTTTTAGTGTTGTTGTATCTTTGTCCAACAGGTGTTACAACAAAGTTGTAAACGCTCTTCATTAATATTGCAAGTTGTATTCTACAGAAACAGCCATGTTCTTATTAAAGTCTTTCCAAGGTAAAACATCTTTACCTTTTTTAATGTAAACTGAAAACTTATCCTTTTCTTCTATAATATCGCATATAGTATGACCACCATACACTTCTTGCCCCACGGCATAGTGCATAGCGTCATTCTTATAGTCTTTGCCAATACTAATCTTTCTTATCAGCTTCGACATCTTCTTTGTAGTTTATAGTTCCATCTTGAATGTTAATATCAAACGTGCCGTACTCTTTTTCAAACTCCTCCTGCATAACAGATAAAGAATCTTGAATTTTAGCAATGTCATGCAACATGTTATGCTTTCTAGTTTCTAGCATACCTAGATCTAGCTGAGCACGGTTGATATGATTTACAGTGGCTTGA